ATGTGAACTATGAGTTACCGTTGCAGTTGTAGCGTGAGATGTAATAGTAACTGTTGCGGTTGTAGCGGCTTGAGAAATATCCTTAATAGTATTTGAAACCGTATCGTAATATAAAGGTGCATAGCCACGTTGGAAAAAGTAAACAGCATCGTTTAATGTAACAGCTTTCCAGTTACCTTCCGTTAATGTTTGTGAACCGGTGTATGTTAAGGTTGTTAAAGCTGTTCCTGCGTACTCATAAAATGTAGTTGCAGACCATGCAATAACTTGTGTCGTTCCGTCAATATCAATAAAGTGATGAAGACCTTCTAAATTAATACCGTTAGTATTAACTAAATACTGCCAACCTTTACGCGCTCCAAGTCGACCAAACTTATCAAGAACACAATTAGTAGCCTCAAGCGCAAAGCCAGACTCAAGGGTAATACCAGACTCTTGTGTGTTGAGTCCAAAGAACCCCGGTGCGGCAATACTAGCTGACTGTAGTTGACCTGCCATTACGTAATTGCCCACTCAAGTTCTTCAGAATGCCGTTGAGCATCTTGTGCAATTGCATCGTTTAACATACGTGCGGATGTAGCATAGGCTGATGAACTAGAAGCTCCGCCATCTTCGCCTCGCTCTTCAACTGCTTTCGCATAAGCTAGTAGTAGTGTAGGTTGAAGCGGTACAACTAATTTATCTGTATCAAGCGCTAAGTCACCGGTGCGTTGAATGATATTAAAATAAATAGTGTAAGTGTTATTTGGTTTAGGATAGACATCCACTAATGTATCACCATCGTCTGACACACCGTTAAAGTTGTAGTAACGAGGAATACCAGTTGCAGGAGTTTGGTTTAAATAAAACCTATTAAAATCGTGTTGAGTACGATACTCCATAAAGAAGTTACCGTCTTCGCTCACAACATCCATAACACTAAAGTTATTACCAGTGCCGTTTAACTCATAGTTAAAAATACCTGAAGAAGTTGTTAAAGTTAAGGTATTGCGTAGAGCACTCCAGTTCCAAGCGTTTTCAACTTCAGACTTGGCATCATTAACTAACACACCAATCAGTGTCGAGTAAGGAGTCTCATTAACTGTAGACACAGTACGCTCTCTTAAGCGTTTAAGAATATTATTTACTATTTCAAGATACGTCATTTGCGTTTCCTACTTAAGAGATTAATATTATAGCACACTTTTGCTATTTTGTCAACCCCTACCACTTAACTTTATCAGCCCAATAAGCCGCTGACATTTTACCTTTAGATATGTTGCGTCCATGACGAGCTTTAAATGATGCACGTTTTTTCTTCATGCGATCACTCTCACCCGCTTTAGGTTTACCTGCAGTCTTAGCACCTTGCTCACCAAACCGAATAGTCTTAACTTGGTCACCTTGTTTAGCCACTACAACGTGTGACTTCTTTGGGTGGTTAGGTGTACGCTTTGGTTTGTTGTAACCACTGACACCTGCTCTTTCAAGTCTTGAATCTTTTTTTACCGTCATTAGAATGAACTCTTTGGTTTTTTCTTTGCAGGTTTTTTAGGCTTTGGGCCTTTGTATATTGGTCCTTCATAAGCACATTCCATTGCACCACGCTCAGGGTTGTACTCGCATTTAATTTCTTTCTGCTTTTTCATTTCTTTCTTCGCTTACCTGATGCAGTAACTTTATGCTTAATCTTGGCAGGGCCAGTCTTGCGTGTTGTGCTTGACTTCTTCTCTGCCGCTGTCATCTTCTGGGCTACTGCTTTTGGGCGACACGACGGGTACGGTCTCTTGGACTTGCCTTTCGCACTCTTTCGACCACACGGCTTTCCTGTCTTTAAGTCTGTCCATTCTTCTTTAAACCACTTGGTTAATCCGCCTTTAGGTTTTTTACTTGTACTTGCCGCCACGCTTCTTGTACTCCTTGGTCAGCCATCCGCTTGCATACGCAGAAGGCCAGACTTTATATTTTTTTTTAGCCTCAGCCTTCACACGGTTGTACAATGCCTTGTTTGTCGGTGTAGCCATTACTTCTTTTTCTTAACTGTTTTCTTTTTCTTAACAGGCTTAGCCATTGCTTTACGAAAAGAAGATTCAAATTTCTTCATCCGATCATCTGCACCCGGATCACGATGCTTCTTCTTTGGACGACCTACTTTACTTCCGTATGTTCCTTTTCCGTATGGCATAGTTATTTCCTCTTTGCTTTAGTAGTTGAGAGTTTAGTTGTTGCTTTTTTTTGTTTTAGTTTTTGTAGAAAGTTTTTTAGCTATTTGTTTTACCGCTTTACGCGCTTTCATTTTTTTCTTACTTTTAGCAATTTCTTCTACAGACTCAGGATTTTTAATTCCTCTAAGAGTTCTTTGAGCATCAATAAGCTTTGGGGCTTCATGAGGAAATATAAATTCTTTTCCTTTTTTGTTATATGAAGCCGCCGCTCCTGATCTACCACTAATTTTTGGCATATTTATTTCCTTACCATTTCCATTAGACCTTTACCGGCTTTGACACCGAATGAGGCCAGTACAATTACCATGAGAATCTCATGATACCAAGTCGGCAAAGTTGCCAATGCTGTGAACCCTGATTGAATATGCTCTACCATGCTTGGTATAAAGACAAGGATCAGCGGGATGCTGAATACTATTGTAAGCCACTCGTCCTTCCACGAGTTCTTTGACGACTCTGCCATGATGCGTTCCCAGTCCGCTGTAGACTGCGCCGCTGTTTTCAGTGCTGTGGCTTTGGCCTCTGCGGTGGCCTTGGTTGATTCCGCCTTGGCACTGACCCATGTACCTGCCAAGTTCGTGATAGCTGTGACTATTCCAATCATGCATCTTGTCCTTTAGGCTCTTTGTAAATGGGAACACATGCCATGTTACGGGGGTCTTCTTTATCTTTCATGATGCTCATAGCTTGTATAAAACAATCTTCTGGTTTGTCAAAGTAGTGCATGTCAACAACTTGAAACATATTCTGTGCTACTATAAAATAATAAATTCCTGCAACTTTCCACATAAACTATACCTGTTTGTTTATCCAGTAGAAGATATATATTACCAACCCGATGGCTGAGAGAACGCTAATGCCCAAAGTAATCCCAAGGCACCAATCAATAATCTGCTTTTTACGTTTAGCTTTTTTGGCTTTCTCAGCTTTCTCTGCGGCTTCACGACTTTCTCTCATTTTACTTTGGTAGCTCAACCAGTCTGTCCACATACCGGCTCTACCTTGATATATCATCATTTGTTTTAGAGCAGACTCATATTCCTTTAGTTGCTCTGTAGCCATGAACGCCTGTAAATCAGACTTGTATCCATGCTCATGTGCTTTCTTTTGTATCTCAGCCTTAAGGCCAAAGTAGGTTGCTAAGGCATCCCCTGCTTGGTATAGTTCTTTACCGTGTGCAATGGTTTCTCTGATTACACCAAAAGCGGCATTAGCGGCGGCAAGCTCAGCTATCATCTGGGCGGTCCTTGCCCATCATCTTCTGTACTGTTTTAGTTTCATATATGCGAATTATTGTCCAGACTACTGTAAACAACGCCGCCAATGGAGGTAATACATCACCTAGCGTACCTACTACTGTTACTACACTTAAACCGTCTACTAGAGTCTTAGTGCTTTCTGTTGCCATGTCGTTCACTCGGTATCCTTACTAGGGTTTAGGATGTGCATTCTTAACTGCTTGAATTTGATCTGCCATCTCTTGAGGGAACACCCCTGCATGAAATAGTGCGTCTAACTGATCTCCAATTGATGGATAGGCTTCTTTTCTTTGAAAAACATAAAGAGGTGTCTGATCTTTATTCGCAACCATCGCGTCAATTTCTGCCTGCTCTTCAGCCGTAATATCAACCAATGTTCCTTCAGGATTATCAGGAGACCATACAAATTTTTTACTCATTACGAATACTCCAACAGGTGACCCTGTGCCTTTGTCCACGTATAGCTGTTTCCAGTACCAAGAGTAATAGTGCTAATATAATCTCTATTGATGTTTGAAGCGTAACCTCTAACAAAGTGAAATCCGGCAGTCCCGTGACCTTGACTTACGTCAACAATCCATCTGTCTGTGGTCCGATAAACTTCTATAATGATGCCGTCATACGGTGAGGAGTAGTAGGTAAGCCCTGACCATAAATCTGTACCTGTTGGAATAAGACCATTAGATCCATTGGTATACGCATAAGTTCCAGTCCAACTTGCGGTAGTGCTTAGACGTTTAACGCTTAATGTAGGAAGATATGGCCCCGAAGACGTATTTATATCAGCTATAACAAAAACATATTTATAGACATTGCTATCTAAACTAGTATTAAGATCAACAGTTGTTGTGCCCGGCGTTAAATCAAATTCAGTGTGTTTGATCTTAGCAAAGGCAGTTGCTTCGTTTCCATCTAGCAGGTCAGCATCTAATCCTGACCCAGTACCGTCATTTCCACCATGCCATACACTATTAAAATTTGTCCCATCTGTCGAAAATTCTATTGCGTCTTTTATACGTAACAATGAGCTATCTTGTTGATTGGCTATGTGTAATGAATCAGTACTACCGTTCCATTGAATATACGCTCTATCTGTTGTGGATTCTTTAAACCGAATATAGGGCGAAGTAGAACCTTGGAGTACAAGTTTTCCGTTATCGCTTCCATTAATAATTAAAGGATATGTGGAGCTTGATGTTAGTTCCAATTGCCCTGTCGCCGTGTCATCTGCATCACTTCGTATAAAAGAAGATGCATGTAAACTATCTACAGTATCAGCGTTAGTGGTACTGCCTGTAGAAGTTTCCCGTGTAACAATAAACTCACACATATCTGCCTCAATAGAGGCATTCCCGTCTTCGTTTTCTGCGTAGTTAGCAATCTCCAACGTATCGTTTGCGGTAAGGTACAACAGCGTTTCGATTTTGTTGTTAGAGAACTCTCCGAAAGTTGATCCACGGTCATAGTCAAAAGTAGTTGTGCTGTCTATCGTTGTGCCATTCTTCTTTATAAACGCCCGGACAGTTGTTCGCTGACTACCAGTAGCGTTTTGATAGACCATGTTTGCGTAAACGCGATGCCATCCTGTTTCAAGGACAGTGATTACGCCACTGCTGTGAGAGAAAAAAGAGCTATCGTTGTGCGACTCTAGATTAAAGTTGACAGTAAACTCATTGGATGGCCCTTCAGCCATCGCTGTTGATTGATTTGTTTTTAAGTGACAAACCTTTAGCTCAAGATCAGTAGAAGTCAAAAATGCACTAGCGTGACTTCCGTCAAGGGTATCTGCGTCTAAACCAGAACCTGTACCGTCAACTGTCTTAATTGCAGTGAGTATTTCAGATGCAGTTTGATCTGCGGTAGCTCCAGTTTCAATACCGGAAAGTTTAGTTTGTTCAGCATCAGTGAATGCATTTGTGTCTGAATTGTTTTCGTAAGCGGTTTTAATTTCAGCGTCTGTTTGATCAGCAGTCGCGCTAGCCTCAATGCCATCAAGTTTGCTATGGTCTGCATCAGTAAATACATTTGAGTCTGAAGCAGATTCTACTAATGTCCTAATTTCTGCGGCAGTTTGATCAGCAGTGGCGTTAGCCTCAATACCAGATAACTTAGTACGTTCAGTAGTTGTTAGGAATAAATTTGTAGACCCTTCAGTAATATCATCAGAGTCGCCTGAGAGTTCTGATAGGGCATCTTTAGATTGTACCTGAGAGTCTACATAAGTCTTTGTAGCGGCATCTTGAGCAGAAGTAGGGTCACCTATGTTTGTTATCTTATTGGTCTGACCATCAAGCTCTCCTCCAAGCTGAGGAGTAGTATCTTGAGACACTTCAGAAATTACACGCACCCACGCAGAGCCTGTATAAATTTTTAATAAGTCAGAGGTAGAGTTCCAATATAAAGCTCCTGTTAAAAGCGCATTACCATCATTGTCTAGTGTTGGATCAGAAGTTTTACTACCTAAATACCTATCATCAAACTGATCTAATTTTAACTCTGCCGCTGTCTGTGCAGTTTGTGCATCAGTGGCACTAGAGGAGGCTTCAGATGCTTTAGTCGTAGCAATACCTGCTTGAGTCGTTGCCGTGGCCGCTGAAGTGGACGCTTCTCCTGCTTTAGTAGTGGCGGTAGTAGCAGAAGCTTGGGCATTCGTTTCTGCAGTTTCAGCGTTAGTCTCTGCAAGCTCTGCCGCAGTCTGGGCCGCTTGTGCGGCAACCTTAGAGGTTTCAGCAGTAGTGGCGGAAGTAGCCGCATTAGTCTCTGATGTAGCCGCATTAGTCTCTGATGTAGCCGCATTAGTCTCTGATGTAGCCGCATTAGTCTCTGATGTAGCCGCGTTAGTTTCCGAAGCGGATGCATTGGTTTCTGATGTTGCGGCATTAGCCTCTGATGTAGCGGCATTGGTAGCAGACGTGGCCGCATTTGTTGCAGACCCAGATGCTGAAGAAGCTGAAGATGCGGCGGCACTTGCACTAGCGGCGGCATCAGCGGCTTTCTGCGTTACAACAGTAATTGTAGTATCTGTTGTGCTGTCGCCTTGTCCACCAGTGCCACGAAAGATAGCCATTCACATCTCCAGTTTATTGAATAAGACAGGGGAGCCTGAGTAGACTCCCCCGGATCAGTAGATTAAACTACTACTGAAAGTACGTTTTCTTCACGGAGTACCTTAGTACCGTACAGAGTATCTGCAGTGAAGAGGTTAGCAAGGAACTCTTGCTTGTACTGAGTCTGTGAACGAACAGCCATCTGCTCAGCAAGAACAAAAGCGTCCTTGTGCATGATAGTTGCTACACGGCCAGAAGTATTAGAGCCAGTGACAGTTGGAGCATTAGATGTAACGTAAACGTCTACACCGTAAAGCTGACCAATCTGTCCATTATTAACACCACGACCGTTGACAAAATCAGAAGACACGTAACGCTCAATGCCCATGATAGTGTTGCGAATCACAGGAGGAATAATTAAACAACGTCCGTCCATAGGAACATCAGCATCATCCAACCGTTGAATCATGTTGCGGAAAGCCGCATCAGAAAATGCTTCAAGAGCAGTGGAGTCATTATAGTCAATCAAGACATCAGAGGCACCGTTAATCTGGTAGTGCGACTTAGTAGTATCAGTACCATCAGCAGTCTGTCCATCGTTTGAAACGTTCAACAACTCTGCGAACAGATCGTCATCGACTTGCTTAGCAAGAGCGTAACCTGCATCGTCAGTGTAGAAACGACGAAGTGAATCCAACGCTTGTACTTCTGCAATGTCTTCAATCAAACGAGAATATTCGTAATGATTGTTGATAACTACTTGCACTTCTGTGTTAGCAGTCTGCTGAATTGTTACAGTATCAGCCGCTGTCTTAGCATTGGCCGAACCACGAGTAGGCTTAGGAATGTGAAGAGTGTCACCTTTCTTACCAGTCATAGGCATTGTGTTTACGAGGTTAGCGAGAACGAGGTTCTGCTTATACGCCGCAATGATTTCATCTGACCACAGTTCTGGGATGAACGTGCCTGCGTTTGCTGCAGTAACGGTATTGTTACTTGCGGGAGTTAAGTTTGCCATTGTAAATATCTCCTAGGCTATTTGACGCGACCCTCAGCATATGCTTGGCGAATCTCAGCCGCCATATCTTGATATCTGTTAGGGTCTGTTTGCATAAGTTTAATAATATCAGCACGCCGATAGACTTTACGACTAGATGACTCACCAGACCCAGAAACATTACCAGTTGAAGCAGACTTAAGCTGACGCTTGCGATCTGTCTTTTGCATTTCAGTGGTTTCTTTAACAATGTTCTGA